GTGTCGAATGGCGAATCATCAGCTACGAGTTCCAACGTGTCGCTGATTTATCACAAATTACGCTAGCTACGCCTGAGCCCGAGCCCGAGTGCTGCCAGTTCTGCGACAGCGATGACGTATTTCGCAAGGGTCTATGCTACGGTTGCTTTGAAGATCAGTATGCAGACGGAGCACGGTGGTAACCATCAAAACCAAGCTCGCATCCTTCGGGGTGCGGGCTTTTTTTTGTGCCAAAAATTTCCTTCGGACGGCACTGCACTACTATGGACAAACTCCGCTCCTAACATTTTACAAAAAACATTTGACACCCTATTGCAAATCTGCAAACCTAGTCAAGTCGAGGGGCAAATCCCCATAACCAACCAACCAATAGAAATATGATATACGAAAAAACATATGGTTCATTCCATATCCATCCAGAAACAATTGTAGTCGCAATTGGAAACAACAACTGCATTAAAGAGACATACTTTGGTCATCTGGAGCAGGGCGAGAAGTACCTGCTTAGGGACGAGTTGCGAAAAATGCTTGAACCCGCAGAAGCCAAGAAGGAGCGCACGAAGGCTGAAATCTTGGACTTCGTGATTAATGGCAATATCTCATGGGATGTAATTGGTCACCCATCTGAGGGCGATGCAGTGGTCGAGTTCTATGATGATAGGACAACCCTAATCATCTCATCCTATCCATACGAGGACTCGGATTCAGTGCTTGAGGGCATCGAGTTCATCATGGACATGAAAGAAATGATGAAAGAAATGCTTGATTAATCACTATGCTTGCACTCAACGAAGACCATGCTGTGAAGTACGGACTTAAGGAGGCAATCATTCTGCACAAGATCATCTACTACGTACTACTAAACGAAAAAGATGGGAGAAATTATCACAAGGGCAAGCACTGGACGTTCAACTCTAGGGAGGGTTGGCGTTCGGTGTTTCCTTTTTTCTCCGATATGCAAGTATGGCGAACCCTTAAGAACCTTGAGAAGCAATCCGCATTGGTTAGCGACTCATTTAATCGAATGGCTTACGACAAAACTCGTTGGTATAGCCTTTCTCCTAGTATGCTGAAAGAAGTAAAGCAGGATAAAACATGGACAAAAGCCGTTTACAAATCTGTAAAACCCAATAACAAAACTGCAATAAGCCATAACAAAACTGCAACACCTATACCAGTATACAATAATAATACAATAGACATACAACCCTTCTAAATTATGAGCCACTTCTACAACTGCGACAATGAACCCTTTCTAACGAAAGCAGCAACACCATCACAAGCTAAGAAACTCGGTGCTTATCCATCAGTAACAACTGTCATGGGCATCATCAAGGATCCATTCTTGGATGGCATCTGGTCTCCAGAGCAATACATCAAGCTAGCTAGGGAATTTCCCAATGCTAGTCAGCGGCAGATTGAAACACGCAAGTACGGTATGCGCATCTCTCCCGTTGACGGTGAGGAGATAACATCCTCCGAGTTCGGGACAACTGTTCACGGTCGATTAGAGGATCACACGAATGCTATCATAGCCAACAAGAAACCCAAGCTGAACTCCGTATGGGATGAGTGGGCTGAACCCTTCCTTAAGTACATTGACGATGAGCGGATCGAACCCGTAGCCAGCGAGTTAATTACTTGGGATGAGGAGATAAAAGTTGCTGGGTCAGTGGACTTCATTGGCAAGCTAACTGATGGCAAGTATTTCATGGCTGACTACAAGTGTCGTGACTGCAAGGGTCGTGGTGGTAAGTTCTACGAGAAGAAGGACTGCACTCAATTGGCTATCGAGAGTTGGATGCTAGCTAGGATGTGGGACTTAGAGTACCTACCCACAATTATGAGCGTATGCGTGGACATCAGAACAAAGAAGCATTACCACAAGGAGTGGACTTGGAAGCAGATGCAGCGGGGTATTGAGCGCTTCAAGCTTACATCTGAAATATACTGGATGGATTTTATGAATGTCTAATGAAAGCCTACCTAATAAACTACAAGGAAGTGGGAAAGGATTTTACCCATGGGACTTGGAAGATAGCTAACTCCGAGGCAAATGCTATTAAGTTTGCTTTTGGTGGATCCAGAAAAGGCAAGGAAACTATTATGGCTACAAAACGTGGTCTCAAAATAATCATAACCAATATAGAGGAACATGAAGTATCTAAAGCATTCCCAATTAGCCCAATACCGAAACGAGAACCTACCAAAGAAGTGCCCAGTGATGCAGACTGGATGCTATAAACCCTGCGTGGATCATAACCATGCGAGTGGTATGGTTCGTGGAGTCATATCCATGGAGGGTAACACCTTCTTGGGTCGTGTTGAGAATAGCTTCCGTAGGTTCGGCACTAGCTCCAAGGCTGAACTTCCAAGCATACTGCGAAGCATGGCTGATTACTTGGATCAGGGTGACACAGACATTCTACATCCAATTGGATTGAAGCAGTTGGCATCTAGGTTTAATCGCTTACCCGTTGCAGATCAAGTGTTTGCACTAAAAGCATTAAAAGTAAGTAAAAGTGAAATTAGTGCTTGCACTAACTCAAAGCAACGCACAGTCTTATATCGTAAACAAATAACAAAGGAATAAATAAAAATGGAATCAACGCATACACTCAACGAGTTCTCGGATCTATACGAGAGAACTATGTCCAACACAAGGATCATGGAGGAGGGGCGCAAGGCAGTAGAGTTCTTCAAATCCATGGGACTAATCGAGGAGCCCCGCCGCACAAAAACTGGTCGAGCATCTTATCCAACATACGGAAAAACAAGAACAGGAGGAAGACGATATGGAAAATAAAAACATACTATCAGAAATCCAAACGGAGTTAAAAGCTCCCAAGGGACAACGCAATAACTTTGGCAACTACCGATATCGTAGTGCCGAGGATATTTTAGAGGCTGCGAAGCCCCTGCTTAAAAAGCACGATTGTGCATTAATTGTAAGCGATGATGTCGTGAGCATTGAGGGTCGTGTATATGTAAAAGCTATGGCAATGCTGATACATGGCAACGAAAGAATTGCTGATGCCGTGGGGTTTGCTCGTGAGCCAGAGGCAAAGAAGGGTATGGACGAAAGCCAGATTACTGGCGCATCCTCGTCCTATGCTCGAAAATATGCTCTTAATGGGCTATTTGCTATTGACGATACCAAGGATTCGGACTTTAGTAATAAGCATAACAACAACTCTCCAGTTACCAAGACGGTAGCTACAACTAACAACGAACTATTATAGTAGACTATAATCATGGAAAAACAATACGACAATACAGACCGAGGTGCACTATTCAAAAACGACCGCAAGGAAAAAGATACTCATCCAGATTTGGGTGGCACTCTTAATGTGGGCGGCAAAGAGTATTTCATCAACGCATGGAAGAAAGAATCCAAGGCAGGTGCAGGATTCTATTCCCTATCAGTTAAGCTAAAGGAGCCCAAGGAGGACACGGGCACTGTAGCTAGCTCAGAACCCTTTTAACCCTTTTATTGGGTAGCAAGGCGTAGTGATCGGCGGGACAAAGTTGTGGTATTCTTTGTCCCGCTTTTTCTTTTCAATATAACTAAATACAAAAAACATAATGATTTCATCGGACGATTCTGTTCTGCCATCCAGCGGATCAATGACTAACTTTTCTACGGGTGCGGTTCGGGACGCAATGCAGGGCAAGGGCTTTCCATCGCTTATCCCAACATGCGCACTTAAATCCCTAGCTAAACGCTTTGAGGACGGAGCAACTAAGTACGGCAGGGATAACTGGCAGAAGGGTATCCCAATCTCTCGCTACTGCGATGCCGCACATCGCCACCTATGGGCACTGCGCGACGGGCAGACAGACGAAGATCACTTTGGTGCTGTGCTCTGGAATATAGCATGCTGGCAAAAAACAAAAAATATGATTGACTCTGGCCTCCTTCCAGAAGAACTTAACGACATCTAACCCACATAACACCATGAAAGATTACATTGATAATTACAGAGAGGCATACGACAGAGAGTTCTTGGAAGAGGGCGACGAAGATATTCGCAGGGAGTTCTGGAAGTCAGCACGCATAGAGATCAACGGAGGTAAGCGCAAGGGATTGATTCAAGATTGCTGCCTCCAAGACTATATTGAATCCAACTATAGATCCTACACTCAAATACCAGACGCAATGCGAAGCACTATAGAGCAGTGCCACTTTATCCCAGCCACACTACTAGCGGATCACTTCAAGATATCCGTATCAGCAGTTAGGCAAATTAGAGCCAACCATAACAAGAAGTAGCACCCCAATAAAAAACAACCCAATAAAATACCATGAACGAACTAAACGCAATAGAAGCAGAGGAATCCATACTAGCTAGCTGCATCTCCGACCTAGACGGTGCAATTTACGATGAGCTGTCAGCCGTCATAACCAAGGATGATTTTCACAATCATAACAACTCGGTTATATTCGACACCATCGGAAAGGTCATCAACAATAGGGACGAGATCAATGAGGTTAATGTAGCTAATCAACTCCGCAGCGTTAATATGCTGGATAGGGTTGGAGGACTTCAAAGGATTATGTCCATCATGGATTCCCCTTGTACCCCACTTGCTGGGCGTGCTGCGGCTAAGATCGTTCTCGGTAAGAGCAGAGCTAGGCAGCTAGCTAGGCACTACAAGCTACAGCTTGAATCCCTCAATGAGAATGCTGACAGTAGTGACGTTGCCTCCAAGACTGAATCCGAGGTTCGCAAGATTATGGATGCCAGTTCTAATGCGGATAATACCCTGTCCACTTCAGCTAGTGACTTGAAGACTCGGCTACACAGCATCTCAGATGGAACATACGTATCCAAGAAGATATCCTTCGGAATTCCGCACTTGGATGAGAAGCTTGATGAGGGCGGCATTGCACAGGGTGAGGTCTGTGTGATAGCCGCACCTACATCCTGTGGAAAGTCTCAGTTGGCGTTGAACTTTGTTCTTAGGAACTCAATCTCAAGTAGTGTTCCATCTGCCATCTTCAGCTTTGAGATGCCAGCACAGCAGTTGACCAAGCGAATGACGCAGACTTGTTCCGCAGTTAATCTAAAGAAGTACGTAGACAAGAGCATTACTCCCAGCGAGATGACGCTAGTAGACAACTCAATCGATAAGATTGGAAAAGCTCCCATCTACACGGTTCACCATGTGCGGGGCATCGATGATCTTAGATCCAAGGCACGATCCCTAAAGCGCAAGCACGGCATAAAAGCCATCGTCGTGGATTACTTGCAGTTGATTCCATTTAATTCCAACCTAAGCAAGCATGAGGGGATATCGCAGGCATCTCATGGAATTAAGCAGATGGCAATGGAGCTAGACGTAGCTGTCATCCTACTCGTTCAAGTCAACAGGACGGGCGCCATGCGTGACACTGGGCTAGTTCTGTACGACCTAAAGGACTCTGGGGATATCGAGAACGATGCTGATATCGCTCTGCTAATGTGGCCAAAGGGGGGTGATGTTGATAGTTGCAGGGCGGTGGACTCCAATGGGGTTAGCTACCTAGAGATGGACTACAACGTAGCTAAGAATCGAGAGGGTGAGCGTGACCTAAAGGGGCGTTTCAAGTTTATCAATCACATCGGTAGATTCCAGTAATAGGTACTATGGACACTTCACGCATTATGAAACCACTAAGACAAGGATACTACTGGGCTAGACCACTAAGGTCAGTCGGAATCGTCAAGGAAGGGCAGCTGCAAATCGTAGAAGTCTCAGAGTGTGGCGATCACGTGTTCACCATAGGAGAGGAGTTC